AATGCTTTTTTAAATTTACCCATACCATCATAGCTATCTTTTAATCCTTTAACCCTACTTAAAATTCCTTTATCTGAATTCATAAATAAATTCTTAAAATTACTAGGACTCGCTAGTCTTTCCATAAAACTTAAATTACCAGTTCCACCAAACATTTGTGTACCGCCTAGATAACTTCCACCTGCATACAACAACGCCATCTTACCAACATCACTTTTTAAAACTTTTTTAGTTGCATCAACTACACCGCTGACTGCGTTCTTAACACCTTTAAATATACTACCTAGACCATAAGCTTTTCTTCCTGTTACTCGGTCCATGATACCACCAAAAGCTCTTCTTGCTCTAGTGCCCATGATACCACCGTCAGCTCTATAACCTCTAAGAACATCTGCTCCAACTTTTTGTTCGTCACCCATTCTATATGTATAATCATTAGTATAAGGATCTTCTTCTTCAGCTGCGCCAGTGTTATAGTTTATTGGTATAAAAGGTTGTTGACCACCTCCAGTACTACTTCCACCAAAAATATCATACTTACCTCGACCCATTGATTTGTCATAGTAATCATTGATATCTGTTTGAGTAATTCCTTTATCAACCATAGTATCAATTTGACCAATTTTATCAATTGAAGACATTAGATTATTTACATTTACAGGTCCTTGTATTTTATTTATTGCCAATCCTAACATTCCTGGAACATTTAATCTTGAATCAAGTGAGGGTGTTGTACTTAAATAATTAGTACTCATGGTTTCACCTTTAATATTTTTTGTATTTAAACCTAAAGGACCTAATTGAGTTGGTCCGTAATTCATTCCAAGTTTTCCAGTGTTAAAACTTTCTAGTCCTGTCATAGTTTTATTTGTTGAATCATACTGTGCCATCAGCGCCTCTCTTATCTCAGCAATATCCATGTGTGGATTAGCTACATAAGTTTCTGCAATTAAATCATCAATACCTTTAATTTTTCTAGCTCGTTGTTTAGAGGCCCAATTTAAAGCTCGTTGTTTATTATAAATTTGATTTCTTTGTTTTAAACTTCCAGGACTACCAAAAAAACTAGGTTTCTTTCCACCTTGGAAACCCATTTTACCTTGAACATAATCATTAACAGCTTGTTGATCTTTAGCTTTTTTACTTAATTCATATTTTTGAGTTCTATTATTAAAATCAAAGGCTGATGTATCTCCTGTTACACTACGGTCTTTACTATAATCTCCTTTTAATCCTGTGTGTTGAGCATTAGATCTAAAATCTCCTTGTCGGCCTGGACCTTTATCATCTGCTGCTAAATTTCCTCCTCCCGTTCCTGTATGACCACCCTTACCATCACTCTCGACTCCACCTCCATCTCCAGCACCTTGTAATGACATAATTCCACCCGGACCTCTATTAGGTTCCCCGTTTAATGATCCGTATAAATCTGCATCTAGTAAAATTTTTTGTTCTCTTGGAGTAATGTAAGCTAGTTCTGCTACAACGTGATCGGGAGAAGACAACCATTTTTTAGGCACCGTAACATTTTCTTGTTCACCGATATAATTTTTAATACCTGCACTAATAATAGCTTTAGATTTTTTTTGTTGAGCTTTAGTTAATCTTTGATCTTTATAACTAATTTTTTTAGACATAACTACATGCCCCTATTGTATAGACCCATCAGCCCGCCGTTGGCTCTCATTTGAACTCGTTCTTGCATATTAACATCAGCAATTCCGCCACCTGGCATTTGTTCTTGCATGTTAACATTCTCAGACATCATCTCAGATCCTGGTCCGGCTTCGCCTGCGTCTGCTTGCATCTGTTGAATAATTTGTTTCCATATACCGCTCTCAAAAAAAGCATCAAAGCTACCGAACTGAACTTTTTGTTCTTGTTCCATTTGTTCCCATATCTGAGCAGCTACTTGTTTACCTTGCATGTCTTCGCCGCCACCCATTTGAACATCACCTCTGTCATATTTAATGCTTGGTGCACCTGCGTCTATAGATTCTGTCATTGAAATTTTGTCTTCCATCATAGTTCTATCCTTTTACTTTGTTTTTCCTATTAAATCAAGAGAAGGCATTATAACATTTACATCTTGAGCCATGTCTTCTGCTTTAAAACCTTTAGCTTCCCAGTCTTTTCTTTCCTTAAAAAGCTCTCCTGTTTCCTTGTGTCTATACGTAGTCTCTACCTTAGCCTGTAATATTTCCATTATTGTGTTACCTCTTTTTTGATGTTTAAATAACTAATAGCTACGTCAAAAGAACTTGCGTTGCTTGATTGTATTGTAAAAGGTGTACCACCTTCTATTATTAAAGATTGAGTTAATAATTCTGTTGTAATATTAGCTGTTAATGCTGCAGATTTAATAGCTGTAATACTGTTGTTGGTAACTGTAACTGTAGGCGTACCCGCTGATGTAACTAATATTGATTTAATAACATAAGTCTCACTAACCAAAGGGTTACCAGCGCCTAGTGGTGTAAGTGCATTACCTGTTGTATCATTATCTATACCTTTAAATTTGTATTGGTTTACTACTGCCATTAATTTAAAAAGAAGCTTCTAGCTTCTATCTCCTGTTTTAATTCTTCTTGAAAAGTACTATTTAATTTTTCAATAACACCATCTAAATCCCTAACTAAAGATTGTGATATATCTTGATCATATTCTTCACTTGCTCTAGTTAAAGTTTGTACTATTTTAGCCATTAGCGTCTTCCTCCAGCTTGTATATCTAACCTAAAAGTACCTAGTTTCCAACTAGTATCCACAGCTGTGTTTGATATAGTTAAAGCTATAGCTCTACCCCTAGCTCTTGTGTCTACTTTTGTAGTAGTTGGTGTTAAAGTAAAAGGCCCCAATGGTGAACTTGCTGCAGTATCATTAGGATAATCTCTAACTTCTAATTGTGCAAATACATTATTTTGTTGTAAGATAAAATCAGGAACAATTCTACTAATTCTCATAATATTTTCTCCATCACCTCTAAGGTCAGCCATGTTAGTAGCAGCACCTTTAACAATTTTTTGTGTAATATCATAATCACCAGAAGTAATATTAGCTGGAATTGCAACAGGAGAGGCCCCTGCTTCTAATTGATTAACTCCTATTTCGTGTTCAAAATATGTTGAGACACCTTCGGTGTTTCCAATAACATCAAACGATGTATCGTCACTGGCATTGTATTTAGTTGCATGTGGTAAACCAAAAACAGCAGAATCTTGCCAAGTAGTTCTTGAAAATAATGAACTTGCATTTGTAAACCATATAGGTCTTTTAGCGGTTGAATCTAAATAACTATATGTAACTGATCTACTATTTAAATTAGAAGTAGCAGTTGGATAAAACCAAGTAATTTCTCCAAACAAGTTATTAATACCACAGTACACTAATTGATTAGAAGTTGTATTAAGATCATCATAAACATAATCTTCAACTAAACAATCCATTGATTGTAGTTTACCGGCAAACCTAAAAAAACCATTGTCAGACATCCAGTAAGCAGCACCATCAACTTCAACAGCTGCATTCTGCCCTATTAATCCACAGTTAGTTCCAACTTGTTCATAGGCAAAAGTAAAAGGAGTTCCAACAAATCTCATAGTAAATAAAGAAGTATCACTCCAAATGTAAATTGCATTTCTACCGAGTTTAGCGCCCATGATCCGTGATCCGGCGGCCAGTCTTTGTGTACCAGCACTGTTAATTGCTGTTGGTATGTAGTCTTCTATATTTTCTTGAGACGAAAATCTTATAAACATATCATCTTGAGTATCTTTATCTCCAATAGTTGTTTCAGTTCCAAAAAATACTAAGTGACGATCTGGAGTAGAGACTAACATATCACGTGACGCTGTTGGTGCACCAGGAATAATTACTGCTCTAATATTTGTTGCATTAGTTGCATCTGCATTCCATTTAAAACATTCACCATTATGAATTAATGCAATAAGAGTTGTACCCAAGTTGTCCAAGGACCATAGACCTGGATCAATTACTGAATCGGTATTAGCTGAAGGTGAACCCCAACCTGTAAAAGCAGATGTGTTAGTTACTGTTGCTCCGTTCGAATGAGTTGCTGCTGTTGTTCCTCTGGCTCCTCTGCCAATTCCTGTTATTTTATTTCCTGTAATACCCGTGTAAGATATTTCTTCGGTTCCTATTAAAATATGATTTGTACCTGTAGAAGGAAATCCCGACGTACTTGTTAATGTAATCTCTGTGCCAGAACCATTGTTTCCTCCAGTTGTTGCAGCGATTGCTCCGTTTAAAGTGGTAGTGATAGCCCCTAAAAAATTACCTCCAAATAAAGATATACCCCAACCAAATGCTCCTAGTTGTTCTGCAGGCCCTACATGATAGTATTGATAATATTTAATTCCACCCGATGTTGTTGCACCCGAACCTGTTTCATTAGTAGGCATTGTAATTGTAATAGTAGTGGGTGAAGGCACACTAGTTATCATAAATTTTTTATCATTAAAATCTGCAGCACCGTAATTAGAATTTGTAATTGTACTAAAGTCACTAAATAAAATAATATCCGAAACTTGAAAACTATGTGCTGTTGGAAATGTTATAGTAACGGTGGGTGATCCGTTAGTCGTGCTAAATGCATTTGTAAGTGCTGTACCTGTTGGATTAACTAAAGGGTGAATGTCATAATAAACTCCACCTGAATAAACATATAAAATTTTATTAGTTCCTATAGCTGCGTATTTAATAGAAGCTGTGCTAACAAAATGATGTAAACCTCTGGCTGCTCCAGTAAGTTTTGATGCGCCTAATTGGTTCCAACCTCCTATTTTTTCAGGAGTACCATATCTAAAACGTACGTTCTCACCATCTACCCATTGGCTTTCAGCCCCGGTTTCGGTGACTTGTTTATTAAATCCTGGTAAAAATCCTAGTTTTTGTAGCATAAATTAATCCCCAGTTTAAAATATACTAGATTACTAGTTATTTCAACATGTCTTATTGGTAGAGATTAAATGTACTAT